TTTGAGAATCGCACAAATCCTTTCTCGTAGAAAAAAGAATAACCCTATTATTGTAGGTGAGCCAGGGTGTGGTAAAACCGCATTAGTTGAAGGGTTGGCAATGAAAATTGTTAACGGAGAATGTCCAAGAAATTTAGTGGACAAAAGAATTGTAAACCTTGATTTAACTTCAGTTGTTGCCGGTACAAAATATCGTGGACAATTTGAAGAAAGAATGAAAGTGATTATCGAAGAACTTAGTGCGAACCCAAACATCATCGTTTTTATCGATGAGATTCATACTTTGGTTGGTTCAGGTAATTCATCAGGTTCAATGGATGGTTCAAACATCTTCAAACCAGCACTTGCTCGTGGTGAGGTTCAATGTATTGGGGCAACAACTCTTGATGAGTTCCGTAAGAACATTGAGAAAGATGGGGCATTGGAACGTAGATTCCAAAAAGTAGTGGTAGAACCATCAACCGTAGAGGAAACCATTCAAATCCTTAAAAATGTTCGTGATAAATACGAATCATACCACAAGGTGTTGTATAGTGACGAAGTTATTGAGACTTGTGTTAAGTTGGCTGACCGTTACATTACTGACCGTGAGTTCCCGGATAAAGCATTTGACATCTTAGATGAGGTTGGTGCTCGTATGCAAACTGAGATTAAAGTCCCTCAAGTAATTGAAGACCTTAAAAAGAAAGCGGCTGAGATTAAGATTGAAAAAATGGAAGTAGTTAAAAAACAAAACTACGAACAAGCAGCTCAACTTAGAGATAAGGAGAAAAAGTTGTTAATCAAACTTGAAGTAGAAAAAGAGAAGTTTTCTAAACAAATGGATTTAGAGAAACAAACTATTGTTCTTGAAACTGTTTATGAAGTTGTATCAAGTATGACTAAAATCCCGGTGAATAAAATGAATGCTGATGACTCTAAAGCGTTATTAGATTTAGACAAATCAATCATGGGTAAAGTAATCGGTCAAGATGCTGCTGTTGTTAAGATTGCAAAATCAATCAAGAGAAACCGTTTGGGCATTAAAGACCCTAACAGACCTATTGGTTCATTTATCTTCTTAGGTTCAACCGGAGTGGGTAAAACTCACTTGGCAAAACAATTGGCAAAAGAGATGTTTGGAACTGAAGATTCACTTATCCGTGTGGATATGTCAGAATACCAAGAGAAACACACTATCTCTAAATTGGTTGGAGCACCTCCGGGATACGTTGGATATGAAGAAGGTGGATTATTAACTGAAAAAGTTAAAAATAAACCATATTCTGTTATCTTGTTTGATGAGGTGGAGAAAGCACACAAAGATGTGTTTACGGTATTACTTCAAATCTTGGATGATGGACACGTAACCGATAGTTTAGGTAGAAAGATTAACTTCAAGAATACCTTGATTATTTTAACCTCTAACTTGGGTGTTAAGAAATTACAAGATTTTGGTACTGGTATTGGGTTCTCAAATAACTCATATGCAGATGAGGAGGCGAAAAAAGAAATCTTGATGAAAGAGATGAAGAACTTCTTCTCTCCGGAGTTCATTAACCGTATTGACGATACTATTGTCTTCAATTCATTATCTCCTGAAGATATTGAAAAAATTACAGAGATTGAATTAAAGAAATTAATGACTCGTCTTGGTGATATGAAATACACAGTAACCTACGATAACGAAGTAGTAAAATACTTGGCTAAGATTGGATTTGATGAAGTGTATGGAGCGAGACCATTGAAGAGAGCAATCCAAGATAAAATTGAGGATTTGTTATCTGAAGAAGTGTTAACCGGTAAAATGTTTGAAGGGAAATCTTACCAAATTAAAATGGATGGTGAGGAAATCAAAATCACCAAAAAAGGTAGATAATAAGAAAGGGGATAAAAATCCCCTTTTTTTGTTTATAATTAGAGCATAAAAAAAGAGACCGATTGGTCTCTTTTTTATTTTAGAAGAATCTACTATTATATCTTGGAAGTTCAACCACTTCTTTGTAGTGTAACTTATTTCCAAGTTTTTCAATCATTTGTCTTCCCATCTCAATCCCTTTGAAAACATCTTCAATTACCACATATTCGTTTGGTGTGTGGTAATCGTAATACCCAATTGAAAAGTTAATACAAGAAAAGTTAAATTTACTTCTTAATGCGTAAACATCGGTATACGGGTGAACCATATATTGCATATCTTCATTATGCATCCCTTCGGTTAATACTTGGTCACAAACCTCAAAGAATTCTGATTCTCTATCAAATAAATCTTGACTGAAACATTTTTCGGTAATCATCCAATTCTCAGGAGCGTCAAATTGAATTCCATACCCAACATTGGTAAAAAATTCAGGGTCTGCTTTTTTAGAACCGTGACATCCCGTTTCTTCAGATACGAAAAATGCCGCTTTTAAGTTTGGAACTTCTTTAAGTAATTTTAAACAAGCAAAAACACCACACTTATCGTCGCCACCGATTCCGGTTGGTAATCCATGTAAGTTGTAAGCTTTCAACGCATCTTTAATCTCACCTTGAGCATTTGGTAATTGTTCCTCATGAACAATAATAGTATCCAATCTATGGACAGTGTCGGTATGCGCGATAACACAAGGGAAGTAAAAATCTTCAGGAAGTGTTTCGAGTTCTTGTTTTGTTGCATAAACATTTTTGTGTTCATCAACGTAATGTTCTATATTGTTTTCTGTCAACCAATTCTGTAAAAACTCGACCATAAGGTCTTCTTGATAAGTTACGGTTGGAACACTAAGAACTTCTTTTAGCAATAATATATCATTTGTCATGGGACAAAGATAAACAATTAATACATATCTTCCAAACTAAATAAAGAATTTTGGTTTAAAAAATTGTTAAACTGTTCTTCATCTAATACAAGTTGTTTAAATAACCCGGTATCCCTTGACTTAACATTTAACCTAACGGAGAGATTAGGTGCGTTAAATGAGTCAATCAGAAAAATAATATTATCATCTTTAGGAGTTTCATACCAAGTTTTTAATTTATATTTTGACATAATACGATTTCTAAATTCAACAAAATCTTGAACAGTATAAACTTCATCACTTCTTTCATCCAATTTTTCTTTCATCTGTTCAAATTGATGAGCAACGTAATTATTAAATGATTTTGAATCAAATTTACTATCATCTTGGAACTCATAACTATTTTCATACCAACCTCCAACATTATTACCCAACGCTTTTTGCATTATTGCGGTAACAATTTCTTTTGCATCCGAGTTAAACATATTCAATTGTAATGCGCCCAAATACAAGTCGGCTAAACTAATCTCAACCTCATCCATATCATGATTAAGATTAATACCACTTTCTTCTAACGGTCTTTCAAACTCATCCTTTATTGCCTCTTTGGCAACTGTATTCATTTCAATGTCTTTTTCAACCGCAAAATCACCAAAAATGTAGTCCATTTCATTTGGAAACAAATCAAGTAACATATCAGATAACTCTACCTTATATTCGTCATCTTCAAGATTAAATTCCTTATTTGGTAAAATTGTTGTTGCAATATTTTTAAGAGTTTCCTTATTTTCGTCATTTAAATCATAATATATTCCATACCCTTCTTTAAAATCTTGTTCCACTTGATATGAATCCTTAAATTCATAACCATTATATGAATTAAGAGCGCCCATAAACCAAATGTCTTGCTCATCAATATCCAATTCTTCAAACAATTCTTTATCATCTTCAAATCGAATTGTAATAATTGATTGTCCCAAAGGTTCTTTTTGATAGATGTCGTATATGCTATCGTCAAGACGATATAACTCATCTTTACTAATTCTACCTTTTGAAAAGTTTCTAAGACCCACAACTAAATTTGTATCCGGTTCTTCTTCAGATTCTTGTTCAGTCTGTAATACCCTCTTAATGATACGATTAAGTTCAGATTCGGTTAATTTTATTACTTTCATTAAAATGATTTTACAATAAATACTTTTTTTGTTTGGAATTTCAATATTTATGATTATCTTTGTACCACAATAATAAGGGGATGAAATGGTATTGACTGGCATATCTACTTATTTGAGGCACGTAGTGAGATGTTCTCTATCACTTAAATCTATGGGTAACAAAATTATAAATGGCAACATTTTAAACAAAATGGCTCTAGTAGGTCTTGTACGTCAAGATGAGCTTGTGAACGTAGCGTAAGCAAACACACATTCGGGCCGGTGAGCGTTCAGCCTAGGAACAGAAGCTTTTACAAAGGTGTGGTATCTACCCGAAAAGGTACAAGTGGAAGATTAGTTCTCAGTAAACCGAACCACTCTAAAATAAGGGAATTGTGAATTTTGTCAGTTTAGAAAAATTGAATAAACGTGTAGTCTTGAATTTTTAGCGTGAGCAGCACTCGGCTTCGAAGCCGACATCTCCACCAAAAGAAAAACCCATCATACGATGGGTTTTTTGTTTTCCATAATTAACCCACAAAATTCTAACATTTGTTCGTGAGACATTGAATTTTTTGCATGATTCGCAGTAATTGAAATATATTGAATATTACCTTTAACATAACCTTTTGTTGAATCAATTCGGTCAATTGACGCAGTTACTAATGGGTTATTATTTTGAATATGAGTCGGTAAAGTTAATTTAACCCCACTGTAAACACAAACATTACAACTATCCCATACTTTTTTTAAGTATTCCAAATCAACATCATATTCATAATTTCTTCTTTTAATTCTCCTTAAAAAATCTCTAAACCCTGTAAACTCATCTCTATTATTACTTGAATGTTTGGAAATATCATAATTATTCTCCCTATCCGGAAAATTTTTTATGTTATTTTTACCGACACAACTTCTTGTACAAAAATTCATTCTACCAAGTTTTTTGTTTCGATTCAACTCACTCAAAGGTTTTTCAAAAATAACCCCACAATTATCACAGGAACATTCGCCCATTTTTCGTTTCGACTTATTTATACTCATAATTTTCTTTTATAATAAATAGTGTGGAGATGGTGAAAAGTTTGTGGAGGTGTATTTTTTATTTAAAAATTTTTATTATAATTAAACCATGGGAACAGATTGTAACGTATGTAGTAATAAATGTTGGGGTATTGAAGGGTATGACGGAAGTTGTTGTACCATTGAAGACCGAGATTGGATTATGGGACCAATTAATGATTCTCACCAATTCATAGAAAAATTATCAGAAAAATTAGGTGAAAAAGTTAAACATGAGGATATCTTCATTGAATTTGAAGAAGGTAAAGAGTTATTCTCAGACAAACCTTCTTGGCAAACACCAATTTCATATCCCGCCTTTAGAGTTAAATTAGACAATAAGAAATTACCTTG